GCAGTAACTGCCTCAACAGCACTACCCAAACCTTGTGCCCCAAAATATGCAGCAGTAGAGGCGGCAGCAAAGCGAGCAATGTCAGCAGCGAGGGGTCTGGCCGAATCTAGAAAGGCGCGAGTTCCACCGCTGCCACTATTATTTATACGAGCCTCATTAGCCTCATAAGCGCTAACCACACCCTGAATAAACTGAGGATCGTTTACTGGAGCGCCAATACTCTGGCCTAACTGGAGGGCTTCCTGTGGACTATTTGGAGAATTAAAACTAATCCAATTCCCAACTTCAGTGGGATCATTAGGATTAATTACAGCACCAGATTGATATAGACTATCCCAGAGATTATACGGATCGACACCCGCCCCTGTCCAAGTAGATGTGCCATCATCCCCTCCAGAGTAGTTACTCACAGCAGGGAGGGCGGTTTGTTTGGATTGAATTAGACTAGCGAGATCTGTTGGCGACATATTAAGATCGCCCATAACCTCCTGAATAAGGGCCGGGTCATTTATATTTTGTTCAAGCCATCTCAGACCCCCTTCCTTCTGTTCGGTAGTATATTGACTAAGGTCCATTAGTATTCCCGTTTAGTAAATGTTAGATTACGTTCATAGGTTGGAAAGGGGCGTAGGTCATGTGCCGACCTTACGAATAGAAAAGTAACTCGTTGCCGCAGTAGAACTATTCGGATTGCTGTCCGTATGCGGCCTAATTACATCCGCAGCAGTTAGTCTTACAACTCTAGTAAGACTAGTTGGCGCTTCTCCACCAACTGCCATAGTCCTTGAGAATCCGAGCAACGTAGCAATCGTTATGCTTTGCACCGCAGTCGTCAATTGAGCCGAATTCACGCTAATGCCGGCATTCACTCCTGCTGCTGTCCCGTAATCCTTATAAAAAATTTCATACAGTCCGGTTTCGTTAACGGTGAATGAAGCACCATTTGCTGCGCTATCGGCATACGTAATCGCAGTTCCAACGCTAGTCAAAGTCGTGGTGAACCGCCGGATCATTGTATTGGTCGAACCATGTCCATTGCCAGTGTGAACTACGACTTCGTGATTTCCGACACTTTTAGCTAAAACTTCCCAAATAATATTACCATTACTAATAAAAGTATAGGTATCATATTGTATAGTAGTTGTTACCTGTGTCGCTCCATCCAAAGTATCGCTTCCAGTTCTTCCAATTGTAAGTGTATTAGCAGAAGAATCTATTTTCTTTATACAAATCTGACGACCATCCTGGTTTTTAGCGGCGGGTAGTGTAACTTGAAATCCGCCTGCACTTACGTCCGCTCGAACATAAAATATATTACTTGGAACAGTATAAGCAGCAGTTACAGTAACAATTCCGATTCTACTACGAATCCATTGATAAATAAAACTTAACCATTGGAGAATATAGTTGTAATTACTCGGAGGAGATATACCGAAGGCCATTGTCTTAATTCTCCAGAATAATAACACCGTACAATAACATATGTTTCATTTTATCAATATATTCCTTCTCTTCCTTTGTTTGAGGAATTAATTTCAGATTATTAAGTGCCCATTGTTGTTTTTCAATATGAGTCAGATCTTTAAAGAGTTTCAATTAACACCCTCCTTATAATCAATCTCTATACCATTAAGCGCATATTCATTAGCACTATTTTCAACTAATCTAAAAATTCTCTTCCTGAATGATCCACAACCAGTAAAATCTTTTTGAGTCGAAATCCCACTTCGGGTAACCCATGTGGTCCCAAAATCATCTGACCAATATACTGTTAAATTAGTGGACGGTGTATAAGATGCAGATGCGTGATTAATTAATCGCATTCGACGTAAGAATTTTCGTTTATCAGTATTCAATGTGATTATAGGCGTTTGTATCACATAATTGTACGTAAATGTTGTCTCGGTTCCATCATGGTCTTTATAAATAGGAGTAGTCATCAACATTTGCCATACCTTACCCACAGCAAAGTTTACAGCATAAATATATGGTGAATACAAAGTTGCATTAGTTGCTCCGCTAGAAGTAAATCCTCCTTGAGCCCACGGAACAATCTTCCCTTCCGGACCTCGCCACTCAACCCATTTATTAGCCTCTACAAAATAGAGAAATGTAGTCCAACGAGCAGTATTAACTAAACCCGTAGAACTACTAAGGCCAAACCGACTGGTAAGAGCTAGAACCGTTTTGCCCTGGTAGTGAAAAGATGATATGTGCCAGTCAGCACTTCCATATGTCGGATTTGAACTTAATTGAGAGTCTATTTCTGGGGTAGAAACTCTTTTAGGATTAAATCCATCCAGTATGTAAACACTTACATTATTTTCTTTTGTCACCCCAATAAAGGCTACGGAATCGTCTAGATAGCAAGTGTGATTCGGAAGTAAACATCCCATATGCATAGTAAGTTCCTCTATTAATTGAAGAGGACTTCCGACAGCGTTTCCAACATCTCTAAAGAATTCTGTTGATGTAGTACCAAAGGCCATAATAGTATTTTTATACTTCATAAGCCCCGCCCCACCATTATCAGTATAAGTTTGTGCCTTCAACGTAGATGTGGCAGACCAGCTGGCTAATGAATTAATATCACTATTAACAATGTTTCCTGCTGAAGTCATCACAAAAACGTAACCATTTAAAGGAACCATACGACCAGTAATTGCCGTGCCAACAACATTTCCAGGAAAGTCAGCATCTAAAATTCTACATTTATTAAAAAATGTAATATTTTCTGTCGCAGTTGCATTTGCATTCTCAGTCACGGTTACTTGAGACGAACTGTCGATACTTAAAATATAAACGTAATTAGTCGTAGCAAATCGAGTAGAATATACTACTTGTCCTACATACATATCAGAAGTGGCGCTCAATCCTGTGATTGTAGCTAACCCACTTGTTACAGTTCCAGATCTTGTAGTATTTAAAGCATCTGATGGGAAAAACCATCCTGCCGTAGTCATACGAGCAGTCGATGTAGCGACAGCGATAGTATTTACTTCATAAGAGGTACATAAAACATTTCGTGTAGTTCCGATCGCTGTTTCAGAAGGCCATAGAAGAAAAAAATTTAGAGGATCATTAGCACTAGATGCCCATGTTGGAAGAGATGTAGTGACTAAAGCGCCTGTGTTAGCAAAACCATACGAGGTAGAACCATCTTCTGTGATATAGAAACCACAAAGTCCACTGGCATAAGTAGCATATAATGAATCGAATCCTATGCGTTTATGCCAGGTAAGATTTTCATTAATAATAGATGGAACAACATTGACTACTCTTGGCATTTTAGCAATAGACGTACTAAGAGCATTCGTATAAAATCCACCAGTTGTATCTAAATAATAGTTTGTAGGATTTGTTAAAAAATCCTTACTTTTAATTATTTCCGTTTTCCACTGCTCTCGTGCCATTAACTATTCACTCCAAAATAAATACTTCCTTGTTCAACATCAGCAGAACGCGCTTGTTCAATATAGAATTGGGCTTCTTTAAAAAGAGCGTTCCGCTCCTCTGGGGGGACACCAAATTTAGGCCCAAGTACCCAGGCAAGTTCCACCATTAAAGCCATATACCAGTGTTGTGGAAAATCGGGTGTGTCCCCTGTAGCATCAAAGTCCTCAAAGGGACGATGGAAGGTAAACTCGATAATCTCGTCCCCACCGTAAAACCGAGGCCAAAAATACATAACTCCGGTCAATTGAGGATCATAAAAGATTGCATTAGGACCACTGTCGAGTGTTCTATTTGTAAGTGCAAAATATTCTTCTCTTGTTATTAGACGAATAGGTTGCCCTATATCATCTGCCGGTGTAAGAATATTAGCTTGTAAAATCTTTAAAGGACGTGTAACTCTGTTTGTAGTAGCATAGGTATAAATTCTATTACCACTAGATGCTAGTGTAGTCACTCCGGTCGTTATAGTTACTGTCGTGCCAGAGGGAGCACCATTAACCGTAGTCCAGTCTACTGTACCATCGTCTAACTCTATACCAATAACATGAGCATTACTAATACCTGTAATAGAAGTCACAGTAAGAGTAGTATCAGTAGCAACACTATTTGCCGTAAGAGTAGTGGTTACGTAGGAGGTAACAGCATGACTAGAAGTGAGGGACATTGAGGAGACTTCTGTAAGAGGAAGTATAAAACCCCTTTTAAGTGCCCAAAGGGGCATTCCATCAGCGTGTCTTGCCTTAACAATCATATTAAGAAGTAAAGCCGCCTCTGTTGTTTGATTTGTAGAAGCAGACTCTCCCTCCCCTATTGCTCCTATATGCTGATGAGCAAGATTAATAAGGTTATCTCTTGTTACACTAAAATCAACTGATGCCGAGGTAGTCACTTATATTTCCTTTTAATGTTGTGTAGCGTCTGCGGTAAAACTACCTGCTGGAGCAGAAGTCTCTTGATTCCCGGCACTAGAGTAGGTTACTGAGACAAAAACATCAGTAGCTTCTGGTCTAGTCCAAGGAACAGGTTTTCCCTCTGGAGGAATCTTAAGGAGATCGCTCGGATGTCTGGGTTCCCAGTCTGCTTCGCAGACCATAAAACCATCCCATCGTTTGCGAAGTTGGGATGCTTTAAATTTTACTCCACAAGAATCACAAATTACGTTCCAATCACCGGATTTGTAGTAATTCTGACTCATTTTCTTTCTCCCAAGTTTCCTCATCAATCATAGGCCATCCCATATATGCCATTTTTATATCAGCAATCGCCCCTTTGTGAACTATAAGCCAAGGACTGCGGCCATCCCATTCGGCGGCGTAAAGGATGTTTGCGTCGTTCTTGTTGTCCAGGCGTTCGCTTATCATGTGGAGTTGGCCCTTGTACTCTGTTGCTAACTTGCGCGGTGGACGAAGGTCAGTAATGCCTTCCGTTTGGTCCAGAACAGCGCAAAGTTCTTCCTGAATTATAATATGGTACATTATAGTGTTCTAGTTTTAATTACTAGTAAGGTATTTGGAAGACTTAATCCAAATATCGTAACTAGGCGGATGGTGCCGAAGAGTGGCGATCCTGTACCAGAATCATTACCCAGACGAAACGCCGTGCCAATATTCATATCACCATCAAACGATACCGCTGCACCAGCAACCCCACCTGCTACAACCCCCATCGTAGAGCCACCCCAAAATGCCGCTATTTTCTGCACCGTTGTTGTTGATGTCGTGAAATTTAGGTTTAGCGATGATGTCGTGCCGTCATAAATATTCAGTTTTCCCGTGGGGGAATAAAAAGCGAGTGGTACGCTGGCCTGCGTTGTTGACAGATTAATGAAGTATTGCTCCACGCTAGCACCTAGTGATGGTGCAGTTGTTGTCTCCATATATATAGAACCAGACGTACTGATTACATTCCCACTAGTTGGATAATTAAGGCTGTCCGTCGCTCGCGTCACGGCTACGGTGGTAGTGGTAATCCGCGAAGACTTGAAGGTTCCGATCTCGTGCTGCACCATGCCAGCGCCGAGGGTTTCGGTACCTGCTCGCGCTGCGCTTTCCAGAGTCGCCGTGTCCGTGGCGTTCAGTGAGATTTTAACTGTGCCGGCAGCGGCGGCAGCATTGGCTGTGTTCGTCACCCATGCACGATATACGCCTGTCATGGCCGTCGCTTCGATGCCTGACGTTGCGCCTGCCGAGACTGCGCCTACTACGCCGTTCAGCAAGTCAAATGATGCTCCCCACGTAGTAGTCCCGTCGTTCAAAATAATTGCCACCCACCGCTGAGGAGTCGCCGCGACGTAGCGAAGATCGAACGCCGTAGTGTACTTCGCCGCCGTGAATGTAAAGGCTTGGTCCAAGCTGTGAACAGCAGTCGTGGCTTTCGGTTGCAGCAAGTCCATCGTGGTTGCGCCATCGACGGAGACATACTGATTCGCAGACACAGCTTCCATGTCCGCCGCGTTGCTCACCGTCCATGTGGTGCCGAGCGTGTTGCTCTGGAGGATGTCGTTGCGTCTCTCACCTTCCGACAGATACCCGAGCGGGCCTTGCGCATCCACCACGCCAGCAGTCACGCCGCCTGCCGCTGCGGCCTGCGATGAATCTATCCTCGCCCCTGTGGCCTCAGTCACCACATTGGCTGCGACCGTGTTGCCGTTGAGGGTGTCGAAATACTTGACGCTGGCCACACCCGCACCGCTAAACGGAGCCGACAGGCTGGTGTTGACGTATCCACCAAATGTCTGAATCGTCTGCCCAGTAACGTTCTCTAGTTGCGCGGCAACGATATACACATTTGCCGAATCACCCGCCGTATTATTTGCAAGACCAGCGTTCCCCGAGGCCCCAGAAAGCGCGTAGGTGTGACTAATCCACGTCCAGGCGGTCGTGAGGGTGATGTCACCGGTGCGATGATTTGTTCCGTCATACAGCGTTAGCTGCACGGTGGTCGTGCCCGTCTTTGCTCGGATGAGGAAACTGACCGTGAACGGGTCGTTTATTGCTCCAAAACCCTGATATACCGTCGTGGCATTTGCAGTCGAACCCATTGACCATTCGTAAGCGGTTTCGCCGTTTGGACCAAGGCCAGCGACTGTATCAACCAAAGCTGCACCGCCGCCGGCTGAGAAACTCGTTGTGCCATCTACGGTTGACGACAACCCATATAGATTCCTAACCCGCCTCGCTCCCTGCATCCTAGCTTCGTTGGCGAGCGCCCAGTTGCTCTTTCCCTCGAAATCTATCTGCTCGCCCGTGCTGGCGCGGGTGAAGGTGGGAGTAAGACTACCAGAACCAAATTCAGGAACTAAAGTAGTTTGAAGATTTGCTTGAAAAGAGGGAGTAGGAAATTGAGGCGAATCGTTCCCTCTAAAAATATTGGATATTAACCCTGGAATAGGATTTTTAACTAAACCCATTTCTAACACGGGATTAATCCTTCAAACGAATTACAATTGTTATTGTATAAGTTGCACCAGATTGGGCACCATTAGTAGTAAGAAGAAGATCGCCCTCCGTAGCATCTCCTGGTACTTGAGGATGTTTAAGACCCCCAACTGCAACCCAAGAGGCTACTCCATTACCTGGAGCAAGAACAATTGCTTCGTCATCCGTACCATCATCCCACTCAAGTCGAACAGAGGCAAATCCCTGGATTGACCATTGGATTTCCTCAATTACAAGATAGGTCGGTGCTAAACCATTCTGACCAGTAAGAGATGAGCGATCAATTTTTACTACATCTGATTCGCCAGTACCATCAGAGATATTAATAAACATATAGACTTTTTTTCGAGCACCACTAAAAATAGTCTTTGTATCAACTGTATCAGCCATTTGATTTCCCCTTAATTGGTTATGCCCCGAATATAATCGGAAAATTTATAATCATATTGTTTAGTACCCACATGTTTAAGATTAATCGCAGAATCCAACATTACAAATCCCTTGTGATTTTCATGCCAATTCTTAAAGAAACAAATATCCTCTCCAAAATACCGTCCATTTTTATATTCCATTTTAAAGAATCTATGTATCTCCTCATCTGCAATTACAAATGTTTCTGTTTCTGAAAGTAACTTCTCAAAAACACTTCGATCCATTATACAGAAACCCATTCCACATCCTATAACTTTAAAGAGACCATATTGATTCTGATCCCACTTCTCCGACTCACGTCTGATAAAGAACTTTGCAGGTTCCATTCTAGCCGGATACGTTGCAGCTACTATGGGATACATTGTAGACCAGGCTAACAATCTCTCAAAATCATCCGGAGCAAAAATAATATCGTCGTCTATCCAGAAGATCTTCTGATAAGTCGTCTTATCTATAAACTTAGTTGCTAGACGAGAGCGAGCCAAATCTATAAGAGCATTTCCTCGTTCCGTTGCAACAGCCACCTTAACTCCTTTTAACCGAAGGTTAGAGACTGCCTCGGTCAACGCCACGGCCAGATCTATTGGCACTTGCTCACTATAAGAAGGAATTGCTATACAAACACTCATTCCCTCAAAATTAATCTCTATTTCGCCGCCCGGTAATACATCACTCATCTAATTGTCCAATCTATTTGATCGTAGTTTTGGCGATAACGAGGAGAGGCTACAAAGGATGTAATCTCTCCACGCTTATCTCTCCGATCTACTCGATCTAAATTATCAAAATAATTACGTTCAAATTGCAATTCATGTTCTTCTTGTAGAACTAAATCTCTACCTGTCATCTTATCAGGCAATTGGTTCATCAGGATGCTCCCTTTCTATCCATCCCCACTGATCTCCGCCTTTTCCCTGACATCTAGGACACTCTGTACTTATAATCTCATAAGGAGGGATCGGGGATGTAGTTGTATAAATTCCATCCCCCCCACAGAGACCACAAACAGTATAAATGATCTCTTTTTTCACAATTAATCCGTCACTGCAACAGCATTACCTGCGGTAGCCGCAACTCCGACTGCCGGACCAGCAAAAAGAATACCAACAGACCCAGTAGTACCAAGAGCAGTCGAATTAGCATTAAATGAGTTCATGCAAATGATTTGCCCTTCCGTTTGAGCAGTATCAATAATAATAGCATCCCCCACTGTAGCTGAACTTAGTTTAGCAACTACAAAAAGCGAATTCTTAATAATTAAGAATCGTTCTACATCAGTTGCTAAAGTGGAATGAACATGAGACGCGGTAGCCGATGTGGATTTAAGACCAAAAATACAATCCTCCATAATAACATCTCGACATACCTTACCTGTAATGGTCTCCCGAGTAAGTAAAACATTAGTATTGGCTGCTGTTTTTTCATGAACAGTCGAGCCAATATAACATCTCCTTACATAAGCAGAATCACCATTCATCAATAATTCGGCCATTCCCGCTTCATTAAGATCAGTTGACTTAACAATTTCACACTCTTCAAGCACAGTATATTCGCCACCCTCTGCAAAAGCATACAAACTAGTTGTAGTCGTATCAGAACTATCGAATTTAATTCGTTGAAACGAATTACCTACGCCAGTATTTTTAACAATAGCAATTGCAGTTCCAGTAGTCACACCCATAGTCCAACGACTTCGTTGTCCAAGATAACGTCCCACTGCATCCATACCCATAAAATGCACACGATTTGCCGTTACTGCAAGTTCGTCGGACTCAGCAAGGGCTGAGTTGGCCGACAGAACAATAGAGTCGTGGTTGTTACTTGTTACCAACGTATAGGCTTTAGCAATAGTTTTTACGGGTTGTTCCATCTTAAGTCCCGTATTACCATCACTACCGTTTGTCGGATTTACGTAAAAAACTCGACCCGGACCAAAACCCGCCCGTTCTCCAAATAACAACGGCACACCAGCATCAGCACGAATCTTATCATCAAATTGACTCATTTTTATTTCTCCTAAATTTTAACAGAATTTCTTCTGAGAGAAGGACGGGAGAGTTTCCCCTCCCGTCAGATTACTTATTAAGCACCCTGCGTGCCGTATAAAGCCCGCGGATCGGTCCAACCAAAACTATAACGACCCGTCGCTTTGAACTTAGCGTTCTCAGTATCGAAGTCATTATCCATGTCGAACTTATCAGCCCGACGCTCAAACGCCTTCATACCGTGTTTAACGTTGGTACGAAGGAACCAAGCATCAGTATCCGTCAGATAGTGATTAACAACGATTTCAGGAACAAGACCCAAGGTACGGATCGCATTCGGGTTGTTATTCAAATCATTCGGTTGTTTGTCGGCTTTAAGAATCCGAGTCGCATCGAACCACAAATTAACAGGAATGATAAGACTCTTTGGCAAAACCGCAATTTGTAAACCGCGATCATTTTCCCAACCAGCCATATCAATTATTGCTTGTTCGAGTGCAGCTTCAGAGATATCAACAGCAGACGAAGGTACATTACTCCAAGTGCCTCCTGCAAGATTCGGATGGGAACTAACAAGCAAGATACTACCATCACCACCAGTGTAACCAGTAGTAAAGGCATTATTGTACACGTTAGCTCCAATAATCTCTTTTGTCTGCCGGATAGAGAACGCAAGACCTTGCGCTTTCCGCTGACCAACGACATCATATTGATCATCCTCAAAAGCTTCTCTTGAAACCATAAAACCAAGACCATAAACAGCATGGACGTAGCGAGTTATGAAAGCTTGTTTTTCGGTGTCGTATGTAATCGGACTACCTTCAGTCTTAGTTACAGCCAACCCAAAACCAGAAACACCAACGTCTTCTTCAAAGTTCCGAGAACTCGAAAACTGATCAAAAAGACTCGGCCATTCTGGTTTAAACTCAGCATAATCCTTACCGTACCAGGCATTGACACCAGGCCATAGTGCTTTTGCAAAATTACCAGTTGTAATAAGAGCCATTGTCTATTCTCCTTTATTAACTCGCGCCTACGTTCCCGAGGGAGCCGTGGGAGTGATTATTAATTTTAACAAGGATCTTATTAGACGTACCGACTGAATTATCTGCACGTTGCACAATTTCCATAATTTTAAGCGGCGAGGTATTGGTCGTCCCTGTCAAAGTCATATCGGCCTGCATACCGCTGTTGCCAGTGGTAGTAGAACCGGCTGCTACACTAACCTCACAATTTACACCAACAAGAGTTGCTGTAGTCGTTTGATTAGCTTGGCACTCAAACAGAAGTTGCGGATCATCTGCCACCATTACATAACGAAACGTATCTGCTGCACGATATTGTTGAGGCAGATTTAGATCTGTAGGAGTAACTTTAAATCCTACAATTGCACCAACCAACGGACTTGAGATAATCGCCCGTTGAACTGCACGAAGACCAACCGGACTGTTATTCAGATCTGTAGTGGGGGCGACTGGAAGGTCCAACATAACCAGATCTCCCACAAACAGAGCAGTGTCATCAGCCGCATTGATTTGATACATCGTGGCTTGCCCATTATAGGGCGCGCCATTCATGTACCGAACGGGTTTAAACCCGTTCACACGAGATGTGTTTGCCATTTATTTTTCCTTTTAATAATATAAACTCAAGATAAGGTGGCAAACTTAAAGCGGTTTAAGAACGCGAAAGCGTTACTTTGCCGTAGTCTGCACCATTTTGAGCTGGATTTTGTAGAGCAACGTCACGTCTACGAACCACTTCCGCTTTTTCAGCATTACGTTCTGCTTTAAGCTCTTTCTTGATTCGCATCACAATACCTTTATCCCCTTGACCTAGACTGACCGTTGAAAGCGATCCTGGAGCGGATGAAGGCATTCCTGCACGTTTGTCCCCTACTTTTGTATTAGTGTCGATTTCATAACCGACATCTAGTAAGCACTGAACCCGATCATCAATGTCATTTACGATTCTGTATTCGTAAGCCGGATCTGTGTTTTTAAGTTTCAAACGATTCCGGGTGCCATTGGTAGCCGAGCGGTTTGGAGTTCTCTTTTGTTCCATTATTTAATTCCTCTCATGGTTTCGATTTCAGCAATGTATTGCTCTTCGGTTAATGCCCCTGCTTTGACAAACCGACGCATCGCGCTTTGTTCTTCTTCCGTAAGTTCAACTTTATTACTTCGACTTTGACGTGGCGACTTTCCGCCAGACTCTACTAGGGGCGCAGCTTCTTTGTGAGGATTAATAAATTTCTCCGGGTAAATTTTCTTTATTCGCTTTTCTACTTCTTTTAGAATTAGATCTGGACCCGTTTCTGGATTTGCCTGTTTAAAGGCCATTCCTACTTGATCAGCAGTAACCCTCATCTCTTGATTGGTCTGATACCAATTATTTCGTTCTACCCATGCAGTAAAGACAGGATTAATTTGAGGTTGTTCCTCTTGGAATGCTTGGCTTACAACGGCTGCTTTCTGTGCATCCCTTGTTTCAAGAATTTGACTATCAATCTCAATAACCTTGTCAGCATCCCCCTCAATAAGGGCTTCCTTCTTCTGGCGTTTAAGGGTGTCGAGAGCACGGTCGTACTCTACCTTAGCAACCTTATCGTGATGCTCTTTAAAAAGTTGCATCGTTCGCTTAAGATTCCGATTCTCTCGTTTAACTTCCTCAATTTTAGAGAATAATTCTCCACGATCTAGGAACTCCTTTGCCGGACGCCAATCTTTCTCGTTACCGCCATCAGCAATAAAAGCCTCTTTAGGTCTCCAACCTTGATCTGTTGCCCTTTCTTCCATAGGACTTAACTCTACCTCTACTTTTACGACTTCTTCTTCAGCCATTATCTTCCTCCCAAACCTCTAAAATGTCTTCATCATTAAGGAGAATATAAATATCTTCTCCCTCTTTTCTAATACTTCCTGCATATTTTGCAAATATAACCTTATCTCCAATCTTACACCAAGGAGTACCATCACCTATTGGGGGTTGCCAACAACCTTGCCCTACATCTACTATTGTTCCTTTATCAATTGCATTTTGTTCTAGTTTCTTCTCTCTGGAAGAGTCGCTAATCGCCAAACCGGCTTTTTTGGCTGCTGCAAAGACAGGATCATTATCCTCAAGTTTATCTTGTAAAACTCTAATACGCGGACCTTTAACTTTCCACATTTGTTTCATCCTCCCAATCTATATCGAGAACTAACTCCATACCTTTAATTATTCCAGCCTTATAACGATCACTTAGATTATCTAAACCAGCTTCTCTTGCTAATTGATACTCTGTTTCCCTTACTAAATTTCTAACTACATTCCAAACCTCTTTCCCATCAAATTTCCATCTTTGAAAGTCATCCTTTGTCATTTGTTTTTGGTTTCTCCTTCATCTTTTTCTCTTGTATTTGCTCAGCATGTTTCATCTTCTGCCTATGACTCATCTGGGTTGTTACCATTTCCATCTGTCCCTTCTGAGCCGACTGTACCATCTCCATTTTACCCTTTTGCATTTCCATTTGAGCAAGTTGCTCCTGATGTTGCATCTCCTGGGCATTCCTCGCCTGTTCCATTTGCCGTTTTGTCTCTGCTTCTCTTTGTGCTAAAGCCGCGTCCCCTTGGGCTTTCTGCATATCCATCTGGGCTTTTTGTTGATCCATTTGTGCTTTTGCTTGAAGAGCAAGCATCTTTGGATCGGGCGGAGGACCTTGTTGACTAATAAGTTCCTGCCAACGAGGCTCTTCCATAGCCTCAAGAATACGTTCTGTAACCTTAATCTTATCTAGTGTACCCAAAGCCTGCCCAATTTCCATTAGACCCTGCGCCTTAGCCAACTTCTCTTGACGACTTGTAGCCGATGGATCTGCCGTAGGACATACATCATAATTATCGTGATCAAAATCACCAGGATCAATCGGCTCATCAAGAACCGCTGTTTCTGTTTGAAGATCTAAATATTTTTCATTTAGTTTAAAGAGTTTATATAATTCTTCTGTAAGGGAACGATATACTCTTTTATAGATAGCGGTGAAGACCTTCATACCCTGTTCAATCGTTGCCATAGTAGTTGTCGCCGGAGTATTCTGACCCGGCATCTTTCCTACAAAAATTTCAGAGATCGAGGCCAACTCCTTGGATGACTGAATTAACAACTCCAATAATTTAAATAGAGTTGCAGAGGGTTCTCGGACTGGCAACGGAAAGATCTGTTTATGAAGATCATCTCCAGTAGCATTCACCGCTTTCCATTCCCCTGGATTAAAGCGGGAATCTCCCATCTTAAGACGAATGCCTTTACCAATAAACCCAGATTGAAGATTTGAAAGCGTTCCACTATCTATAAGTTGATTAATAATACTATTGACAGATTCATTAATAGGACCAAGTAAGAGACCAAAACCTACGTCGTAAAATCCTCCATCAGGATTTGGAATAAAACCATATTTAGTATAGAATTCGATAGGTTTTATTGAAGTAACTTTTCCCCTCTCGTTAGTTTTAACATCTTCTACATTAAATCTTGCGGTAATCCTTAAGACCTTTTTACTGTTTTCTTCAAAGGTTACAATATACGGCTCTTCATAACCATCATCATCCAGATCTAGAAATGTATGTTGTTCCAGAATAATGTAAGGCGTGGTTTCGTCCTCTTTTGGAGGCTTAGTAAGAGTCTTATTTACATCACTAAGCTCCCCTTGAACTTGTGGAGCATTTAATTTAATATCAAGAAAAAGACCCTCAAGTTGTCTCTCTTTTACTAAACGTCTTGACATCTCAACACGTTGCGTCTTTCGTTCTGCTCCCTCAAGACTCTTTGCCCAATAATTAATAACAAGATCCTGGGGCATTACAAGGTCAGAGACATTTTTATCTTTTGACTTATCGTAATAGGTTTTTTTAAAGGCACACCCAATTACCGGGAGAGTAATAAGAAGTTTATCCATATCGTCTTCCCAACAATCCATGTCCGAGATAATCTGCCAGGACATGAACTTAGCAATACGTTCTGCGCGAGCCATCTTCTTTCCGTCCGGGTCTCTACCGATAACTTTACATCTAACTACCTGTCCATCGGAAGGAATTAGTGTCGGATAGGCCCTAGCAGAGAACTGCATAGCTGCTGTAGCAACTATTGGATACTTTACATTACTAGCCTTAAGCCAAGGATAAGTTCGAGTCTCCTTGATAAGAGTAGCCATCTTGAGCCACTCTTCCACTTCTTTTTCCCAAGCAGATCTAGATTGTTTGTCCTGTAGATAACCCTCATAGACACGAGAAGAGATCTCAGTGAGTTTCTCTTCATCAAGAGAATCAGCTATATTTACAAGACCAATCATATTTTCAGGAGTAGGCATTATTTGGCTGTCCAATTACGAATTTGTCTTTGTAGGAATTTAATAATATCTGGTTTTTTTTCTGGGATATCTCCCTTTTTACCTTGAAATATCTTTGGAAGATGAGGAAACATATCTGTTTCAAGATTTCGTCTTATATTGGGATCAATTCCTTTAAATTTTTGTATCAAAATATTGGTTCCTGCTGGAGAACTTCCTTCCAATCCTTGTAGATAGGCTGTTAATTCTCTTGGTGACTGCCCATTATTTATAAAATTATCATATTCGTCCTCAGAATCAAACTGACCTTTATCTTTTAATTCCGTTTTATATTTATTATATTTACTGAGGTTATTCCAAAAATTTAATCGTGGATTTTCCCGATCTAAATTTTGTTGTGTATGAGCAATCTCGTGTGGAAGAGTATCTGGCATATCCTTACCTAAAATAAAGGCGGTTTGAGGATAATCAGGAGAAACAAAACCTGCACTATTATAGCTACCTGGTGTATAACGTATATCTGCCTGTAGATTTCGATAAGCAGAATTCTTAGAATAATTACTATCTTTGCCAGTATATTCTTGTTGCTCTTGCCAGGACATAGGAGTAGATTGATTAGCAACCTGCTCACGCAAGAAATTTTTAAATTTAAATTT